GTTCTCAAAGATCAAAGGAGCACTCTAAAAAGTTCTTGACAGTTTAAATAACAGAATATAAACTGTTTAGACAATGAGGAAACGGACTTTCCTCGAGTTTAGAAAAAGATTAAGTAGTTCAAAAAAGGGTTGACGTTATGATTTTTTAATGTTAAACTAACGAACAATGAGGAAACGGAGACCTAGGTCCTAAAACCTCACTAAAAAATGAATCAGCTAGGGAAACCAGACGAGAGTAACTTTAGGTGCTCAGGATGGTGGTAAAAGTTTTCGAGAGTCATCTAATGAGATAGGCCGGGTGAATCTGCCGTAAGCGCTGAAGTAGTTAGATGGTTCTCGAAAACTTTTAATGATTCTTAAGGCGAACCGGACAATCTCGGTCAAATATGACACGGAGAGGACGAAACTTTAAGAATCATTAAAAGTTTTGAAAATGTGGCCGTGGGAGTCGGATTCAAAAGTCAAACTACCGCATTTTCCTAGGCGCTGGGTTCACCCGTAAGACGCAGAGAATTTCCTCCCCCGTAATGCCGTATGGAACGGCACCTCTTGAAACATAGAGTTGGGGGTTTGTCGAAAGACATTAAGGTTCGAGTCCAAAGGAAAAACATTTAAGTGGTCGTGTTGGACCAAACGTGGATTAGACGGCGAGTGCCACAGTTTGAAAAAACCCCGTCAAATAATGGACCGGTCTCCTTAGGGTCGCGATTACTAGACGCAGGGTAAAGACCATAAGTCGTAGAGATTTACGTGAGTTGACGGTCCACGATCGTACGAGTCCACAGCATGAAATAGGGCAACCGGGACTAGCCGTCATTGATTCACACCACCCCAGATCATCCGAGGGGAAGCCTGTTCCTAATTTAGCACAGGCTATTGGTATGGTGCAAGTCCGTAGGATGTTACTATAGAGTAGAAGACGAGTTTCCGGAGGGTTCCTTGGTTACAATAACCCTCCCCTTATTAAAAGTTTGACTGACCCTTTTCCGCGGGAAGGGCGTGGAGATAGGGGCTTGACCCTGAAGCGGTTCGAATCCGCATGCGCTTGATCAACGCCAGTCAATTGAATCGTGCGGCATAGGGCGAAGCCTGACATGGGAAATCTCGAGGGAGAAACAACGGCGATGAACCCTCGGAAGTAATTACCTAACGCACTTTCAGAGATTAGAGCGCTGCGGTTTCATCGCCGCAGAGGTCGTTGGTTCAAGTCCAACCCTTTGCACTTCAAAATCAACTTTGAAATAAATAAAAAGTAAAGTTGATTTTTGGAGAAAAAGAAATGAAAATTATTATAGCTTTGTTCGTGTTGCTTTTTTCGGTATCAGTAGCACAGGCGTACGAAAAAGGAGATATCGTTTGGCTATCTTATATCTGCAAAACAGAAGAAGCTTTGATGTCTGTTGTGAAGGTTGACATTGAAGATTTCGATGAAGCTGCAATAATTATGCGGGCTTATTTTAAGATGCAAGAATGTGTCATGATGCCGCCTCCCGGAATTCGGATGTTGGTGCATAGCGTTGTTGTTGACTATGTTGATAGTCAAGGAACCAAAAGCCAAATGTTGGAAGTTACCGGCTTAGGAAAAGACCAAACAAAATTTTATGCTTTGGTTACGTTAGAAGAAGATAAAAGCTCAACGTAATAGATATGAGTTTTCCCGCGTGGACGGTTACTGACATTAGTCGGAATTGTCTGCCTCGTGATTGACGAAAAATCGGAAAGATCGATTCAATAGGTTCGTGATCTGATTGGCCGCTTTCAGCGGGATAAAAATTTGGGTGACTATCGGGGCTCTGGCCTTCGGGATATTTCTGAGCACATGGAAAAGCTGCCTATCAGTGGCTTGCTCAGAGGAGTAGATAGTGAGACCAGCCGGGAAACTGACGCGCGCAGTCCGGAAAACATTATTCAAAAGTGACCCTCATGTGTGCGCCGGTTTCTCACTTCCGGCAATTTTGGTTTTGATGTTTGAACCTATCAAATATCTGGTGGCACCCCCCGGAAAAGCTGGTCCTCAGGGACCGGCTTTCTCCATATTCTGAGTATCAAGTACCAAGACACACTAGCGTAAAAACGAATTAGGAAACCCTTGATGTCTATTACGGAATTATCATAGATGAACAAGATAACCGCAACGGAGTAGAAGGATAAATTCTAGATTTAAGTGTTTTGACGGACAATAAATAAAAGGTAACTTAAACAAAGGAGCCCAAATAATGCTTACAAAAAAGTACTCAAAAAACGACGTCCTCGTTCTAAAACTTGTCTCCGGTGAAGAAATTATTGCCAGATTCGAAAAGTTAGAAAACGGAACAATGACAATTTCAAAAGCGTTGACTGTTCAAGTCCAACAAACTCAACAAGGTCCAGCCTTAGGTCTCGCACCGGCGTTGATGATTTATGACATTGAGCACGGTACGCTTGATATTAGAGAGCACGCAATTGCTGCCGATACCAAGCCACCAAAAGATAACCCGATTGTTCAACAGTATCAGCAATCCACTTCTGGAATCGTAACCGCCGGAGCAAATGATTTGCCTGATCTATCTCAGTTTGGGCCAAAGTAATGGGAAAATTTCATTTCATGTACCTTAAAGAGCTTTACACTTCGAAAGCTCATCGTGCATTGGTTGATGCAACTTTCGCAATGGAACCGAAACCAGTTTACGCAAATGTCTACCATGTTCCTGCAATGATTGAAAGTGTGAAAGAACGCGGCTCTAATCAAGAAGCAGCTGAAGAAGTTCTTCAGGCTTATTTTTCAATGAGTGATGCTGATAGAGATTTAGCGTATTCTAGATAAGCACTTGTGTCGAAGAACGGGATCTTGAATTCTATTGCACGCTCGAATTTGCTGAAGAGTAGAACTAGAAGCAGGAACGGTACTTTGTATCATTTTCTGTTCTGAAAATTCGTAACTCACTTGTTCTGGGATTTCGGTTTGAAGTTCTTGGATTGAACTTCCGAATACGGTGCATAACATTACCGTTGCGAATAGCATGGGTCTCATTTTTCGTCTCCTGGTTTCCAGTCTGGTCTATATTCTTGAATCCTTGATTGGATTCGGTTGAGTTCTAAGATTTTGTCTCGGTATTGCATTCTCAAGCTTTCTAATACCAACAGGTCATCTTCGGTCGGCTCTTGCGGTTGAACCATAGAATCAATCGTGTATTGCAACGCTTGAATGTCGTCTCGAATTGCGGGTTCAATAAAGAACAAAACATCAAGAACGACTTTTTCGGATTCTTCCCTTGTGACTAGTTCTTCAAGTTTTGGGTTCAAATTGTAAACGGTTGCGCTCCAGTCAACCAAGCTCTGGATATTAGCACCGAAGAAAGGTAGTAAAACCAAGGCAGCAGATGCCATCTTCATTCGATTTAAAAAAGTCGAAGAACTTCTTAGAATGTGATCTGGTATCGACATCAGTCGTTTCTGGTTCTTTTGATTTTACCATACAATTATTTACTCAAAAATGAGTTATTGACTTATAATCGAAAAGCGTTTATAAATATGATTGATACTGTTTGAAGCTAAACAGAATAGACGCACTGGACCGGGGCGCAATACCCCGCAGCTCCACCAATTGATCAGACGGGTGACTGACACCTTCAAGGTAATGCTTGTATTCAACTTTATGATGATCGCTATGGGGCTGAAATAGGATCGACAGGTGTAGTAAAAGTGAGGTCTAGGTATCCGGGTCAGGCCCGAAACAGGCTGAGAACACAATATTTGCAAACGATAATGACTTTGTAATGGCAGCAGCTGCGTAAGCAGTGAAGCCGGGGTTTTTCCGGGGTCCTAGCAACAGAATCCCCGGAACTTTATTCAAATTAAGGAGAACCCATGGAAGACGACTTGTTGCCTAGAGACGTTGCTGAAGCTTATCTTAAAGAAAACACTTCGATGTCAGAAGAGCAAATTCAACGGTATCTCCACAAGACTCAATACTTTCCTATTAACCACCTAAAGAATGCTATTAAATTTTTTCCAAAACCAAATAAGAAATTCGTTTCTCCTTGTCCGACTCCTACACCAGCTGAAATAGAAATTTTAGCAATCATCGCAGAAGAGTGTTGAGATTGGTCAGCGTGCAATGAAAGCAATTCGTTTTGGACTTGAAGAGACTCAACCCGGACAAGAGTTGAATAACGTCGAACGCATGAGTTTAGAAATCGGCGACCTTCTTTGCATTCTCGATTATGCGACCATGTATGGTTTGGTAGACTGGCCTAAGGTCGATGAAGGCATTGAGCGAAAAGAAAAACAGCTTGCGAAGTTTTTACAGCATTCAAATTTTGACAATTAAAAATAACCTCCTTATTATATAAGGATGAATGCTATCCAAGAAGCAGTGCTGCTTCTACTCCCACCAAAACAAAAGAAAGGCCCTTCGGGTTGGATTGGATATAATTGTCCGATCTGTACCAAAGTAGGTAACCACCGTCCCGATACCAGAGGACGAGGGCAAGTCGTCTTAAATATGGGCGGCGTCTTTTTCTATTGTCATAACTGCCATTTCAAAACTGGATGGACACCTGGTGGAATATTCGGCAAAAAGATCAGCATGTACCTAGAAGCGTTGGGTGCTTCTGCTGAACAGATCGGTCAGCTTCAACTTCTTTCAATGGAAATGGAAGAAATGACTGAAACTGAACAGATCATAATGACGCCGGAAATGAAGCCCCAGAGACTACCCAAGAACACAAAGTCATTCAGCGAATGGATGGACGAAGATAACCCACCAACAAAATTCTTAGAAGCGTTGAAGTACATTAACGATAGAAACCCTATGCTTTTGGACCTCATAGACTTTCATTGGTGCTCTGAGACAGTAGGTCGCCGGGACGGACGTATTATAATCCCACTTAAATACCAAGGCGAGATAATGGGTTTCTCAGCACGTTGGTTTGATGGCCCATTACAAGGTCGGCCGAAATATCTTAATGATGTTCCGACGGGATATCTGTATAATGCAGACTTATTGGATAGCCCGCACAGAAAATACGTCGTCCTAGTAGAAGGGGCGATTGATGCCGCAGCTATTGACGGCGTTGGTGTGATGAAAAACAAGGTAACCGACCAACAGCTCAAGTGGTTGTTGGCAACAGACAAACAAAAAATCGTCTTGGCAGACAGAGACCAAGCAGGTTCCACATTAATTGATCAAGCAATCGAACATGGTTGGATGGTATCTTTTCCTAATTGGGACCCTTCGATTAAGGATGCAGAGGAAGCAACAAGAAAATACGGTCGGCTGTTCACAGTGGAACGAATTCTACATGAAGCTGTGAGTGGCGAAGGCTATATAGGAGTGAAGCGCATACAATGGCTATAAATTTCGACAAAGATATCCAAAGACTTTTGATTGAAATGATGTTGACAGAACCAAGTTTATTTGTTCGTGCAGCGCCAATCTTAGAACCAGATTATTTCCACTTAGAATTCCAAGACACTGTTAAGTTCTTGCATCAATATAGCAAAGAATATTCGACTTTGCCTACTCTTGATCAGCTCAAAGCTGAATGCAAGATAGACTTTAAGAAATTGCCAGAGTTCAATACCAATCACCAAATTGCAGCGTTAGATTCGATTGAGGCTTTTTGCAAACACCGAGCAGTTGAGCTTGCTGTTCTGGATTGTGCAAGAAGAATTAAAGAAGGCAGCGCCGATGGAATTGAAAAGATTGTTAAGGACGCTGTTCTTACGTCACTTCAACGCGACTTGGGTACTGATTATTTCGAAGACCCTAGAGCAAGGATGGAAAAGATCAACAGCGAACAAGGTGAATTGAGTACCGGTTGGGATTCAGTTGATAAAGTCTTGTACGGTGGTTGGGGTTGGGGTGAACTCGAAATCTTTGTTGCTCCAACCGGTGGCGGTAAATCAGTTGCGTTGCAGAACTCATCGAGGTTAATGATTGATAGAGCGTTAGCGCAAGGACTGAACGTTATCTATATCACGCTGGAACTTAAAGAAGAACTGGTAGCAAAAAGAATTGACGGACAGTTTACGGACATTCCGTTGAATCTGTTGAATAGAAAAATTGATGAAGTCGAAGCTGCGATTGTTCTGAAAGGTAAGACAGCAGGTGTTGGTCGTTTGCAATTGAAATATCTTAGACCGCAATCAACCACAACTGATTTGGAAGCGTATATTCAAGAATACGAAATTCGAACAGGTATTATTCCGAATATTATTGTGGTTGACTATTTGGACTTGCTCAGACCAGCTGACAAATCTATCTCAGCAGGTGACTTCTTCATGAAAGACAAATTGGTATCTGAAGAACTCAGAGCAATGGCCGCGGATCGAACCAAAATGGGAAAGAAAACCTCGGTATTGACCGCTTCGCAGGTTAACCGAGACGGTATGGACGAAATGGAATTCAGTGTTTCGGGTATTGCTGGTGGTATTTCTAAAGCTTATGGTTGTGACAACCTTGTTGCAGTTTATGCCTCGTTGCCGATGAGAGAGCGCGGAGAGATGCAGTTTCAATTCTTGAAAACTAGAAACTCCGGCGGCAATGGTAGAAAACTATTGATGAAATATGATCCAGACACTTTGAAAATTTCAGACCATGAGGATTTCGAGGAAGCAACACAGTCCACAACCAATAAGATTACTGATAAAATCAATAGGGCAAAGAAAGGGATTACTGACAGAACCGCAGTTGACAAACCGGTTTTCGATAACACCAAAACTGGTGAAGATCTAGCTCAACGCGGAGCGATGTTAACCGGAATGTTGGCTGAAATCAAAACTAAGACTTAAAGAGGTCCGCACTTGAATTTAGCAAGTTCCATGAGGCGGTCGATTCTTTCTAAATCCTCTGCATCACTTCCTTCATCAAATTTGGTTTCTGGCTCGTTCTCTTTCCATATATCAATTAGTTTCTCAGCCCAAATGCGAACATTGCCTGTCGGTACACGATGATGTATAGCCCACTTCTTTGCGAAACTATAAATTTCTTCTGGAGTGTCGGGCATGAGGTCCATTACTGCTTCTTGGAAGCCTTTGAATGTTGCATCAGTGCCGTGGAAAGAGTACCTGGTATCTTCATCAAG